TTTTGTGACGGTGGTAAATCTTCACGTACGGAGAATTTTCCTGGACCGCCTATTTGTAATGGGCTATCTACCATCGGTATCCTCCTGTATCTTTTCTAAATCGTTTGAAAATTGTTCCCAAGCCTTATTGACTTCTGAGTTTCGGTTAGCGTTGTAAACTGCTATCTCCATTAATTCTTCTGTTGCTGTCTGTACAGAACTTGTGATGTTATGTACAAAACCTGCAAGGACTACAAGAAAATCAGCGAAGTGTACTGAGCGTGGAACTTTGCTATTATTATCCACGCCCAGTACCTCCGTTAATTAAAATTTACTTAGCCCTTCTTTACTGCTGTACCTTTACGACCTGCTGGCATCATTCCGAAGAATACTTTTCCGCCTGCTGGCTTTGAAGTATCCATCTTGCCTTCCTTTGGCTTTGCCATAGGTGCTGCTGCACGTGATCCTCTGTTCATTTTACACCTCCCTCATTTATGCTGCTCCACTAATAGAAGCTAGTAGGGTTGCTATATCTGGACGTTGTTCTGGACCAGCAGCAGGGGCCGCTCCGCCTTGTTCTGGAGTTGGCTGCGATGCAGGTACGGGGGCCATACCTGCTGCTGGAGTTCCTGGTCCCCCTGGCATCATCGGCATCTCTGGGGCTGCTGGTTGTTCTTTTGGTGCAAATGCTTTGCCAATAACTGTCTCTAGTTGTAATCCCTTTTGACGGCCTTGAATAACTTCTGCAATACGGGAAATGATTTCAGATGGATCTTGACCTTGCGCCGCAAGGGCTGGAATTGCCTGAGCGTACTGAGCAACAGCAACGCGCAAAGAATCGCGCATCTCTTCAATGTCAACACGTTGTTCCTCCTGCGTAACATTTAGCTCCATTGGAATCTCACGACGTACATAGTCACGAGATACGAGCTTGTCTGAACGCATTTGTAGTAGTGCAATGATTGCGCGGTTTGGGTCCATACCAGACATAATTCCATAGCGAACATCTACGCCATAGTTGCCTGCAATTTGCTTTGATGGAATGTACTTCATATTGAATGGAGTACCGTCATCTACTCCCTTGATTTCCTTAGGCATATCGCCAAAGATTTTCTCATCTACTTCAAAGCAGAGAGAAGCAAGGTCTGTAAACAAACGAGCAAACTGTGCTTGTGCTGCCTTGATTTGTGTATCAAAGCCAGCTTGTAATGCTTGAACGCCGCGACCTGTAACGATAGATGCGTCAATGTTACCTGAACGAGTCTCTGGATAACGAGCACCTGTACGTAGTTCGCGCTCTAGTACACCTGACTCTGTAAAGACACCATTAGGAAGTTCTAGTGGAACACGACGAATACCTTGTGGGTTAGCAGAACGCATAATTGCGTCAGGACCCAATGCAAGTTCTTGCACATCTTGTGGAATGGCAATAGGTGCTTGGATAGATTTTTCTGCTGCCTGGATCTGCAATACTGCAAAGCGAGCACGAGCAAGTTGAACTGATAGAACATCATCAAACTGTCCACGAGCTTCACCATCAATAGATGAGCGCATTGCTACGCTTGCCAAACACTTGCCAACTGGGTTAGGTGTGTTAGATAGAACTAGGTTCTTGCGCTCTGGTAGGAAGATTAAGTCTTGGTCTTTGTCGTGGTAGCGAACTAAAGATACATATGGAGAGTTCTGACCATAGATATTCTTTGGCATAATCTGGTCGTAGAACTCTGGGTACTGAGCTGAAAGTGTTTCAGCATCTGTTGAGATTACCTGTGAGATGGAGATCGTACGACCAAAGCGATCAATTTCAGGATATACACCAAAAGGATTAAGCAGACGTATTCTCGGATTGTTACTTTCATAGTCCATCTCAATAATTGCTGGGAGCATACCGTAGGTGTTGAACCAGTCAGCACCTGTGTACATTTGAATTTGTAGTTCAGATCCAGTGATATAAAAATTTGCAATGCGTGTACGAGTATCTGCAGCTTTACGTGCTGAGTCTGAAACCATATTGGTAGCAGCGCAGTTAAAGGATGGCAGTGGTGCCATTACCTCTGCTAAATCACGTGCTGCTACATCTACAAAGTTAGCAACTAGAGGCTTTGGATAATCCTCTGAAAACATCGCAGGGTATACCTTAGAGATGTCACCTTGACGTACTGAGAGAACGTCACGCATTCTCTGGTCACGTGCGGAGTAGCGTGTTTGTAGACGTGCTACTTTCGCTACTACCTCTTTAGTTGATAACAATGTTTCTCCTTAGATAAACGTACGATCTTTTTCTGCGAGTAGTTCATCAATGTTGATGACTGTTCTCTTGCCCTGTTCGTAACGAGACAGGAATGGGTTCTTCATATGATGTGTTGCGTGGATACCTTGATTAAGCATCTCACGGGCGCGGATCTCACAGAACCACAAAGCCATTACCATATCGGTCTTACCCTTGGTCGTTGGGGACCAAGTAATAAGTTGTTCAATTAATGCTTTGATATTTTCTGTTTGATCGCTAGGAAGATGGATGAGATTATCTCTATGGTGCTTACCATCGTGCTGCTTTGTTCCAAACAATGTGGACATACTGGCAACACCGAAGCCTGAGTCCCACTTGTTATTTCCTGTGTGGTGTTCACGTAATAAAACTCCTCGTGATGCAAGGTTGGCACGGATGCCTTCGTCTTGCGTTAAGAAAGATTGAAATGCGTTCTTCTCTACTATCCACTCACTAGGACTATAAAGCGAAGTCCAGTCAAAGATTAGCTGGCGGATTTGAGCAGGCGTTGGACGAGTAATTTTAATAGCATCAACAATGTAGCGTTTATGTGTAACGCGATCAACAGCGTAACAAATGGCGGCTGTATCACCAACCATAGCGGGATCAAGACCACAAATAAAACTAAAGCCATTGACATCACGTGGGTGACCTGGGTGACCAGGAACCAAGCGACCTGCTTTACGCATACCATCAATAGAACCTCTTACACACGCTGGATCAAAGATGGCATCATCTGAGATATCTTGTTGCTGATAGACCAAGGCCCAAGTGGAGGCATCCATAGCTTGGCGTTCATTGTAAAGATTGCGACCATTCCATCTAGGATAAAGGCCGTCCTCATTCAAATCTGATTCTTCTTGCCCATCGAATGGAGCATCGGATGCTGGCCAGAGAGTCTCCCACTTGTCAGGGTCTTCATCTGTAGTCAGCAACGCTGGCATAGCCAGGTACTTCCAAGGGACTAGGCCACCTGGGTACCTGTCTGGGTTACGCAGTTCTCTGTAAAGGTCAACTGCAGCAACGCGGGTACCAATGATAATCAACTTGCCAGTAGGGTTTAGACGAGAACGTACATCCTGTGTCAACCACTTGATCTGGCGTTCAAACTCATTGGCGTTCTTGAGAGTTACAGCATCGTCTACGATAATCATATCGGCACGCTTACCGTAGATCTGACCGCCAATACCTACAGCTTCAATGTTTGGGTCCTTCTCACTGGACTCACGAAGCTCATCACCAAAGGTGATGCGGGTAGCCTGCCACGAGGCAGACTTAGAGTTAAACCCTACGCCAGCAGCATAAGCATTTTGAAGGTTCTCATACATAGGGTGAGTCAAACGCTGCTTGATGGCGTAGAGAAAGTCGGCGGCTAGTTGCTGAGTCTGAGAGACTATCAGCACACGAAAGTTAGGGTTGCGAGCTACCTGCCAGGTTACGTAGTCCACCGTGATTGTGATGGACTTGGCGTGGTTGGGCGGGATGTTAATAAGGATACGGTTGTTAGCTAGACCTAGTTCGTACTTCATCGAAGGGTGGAGCCAGGTAGGCTCTACACCCTCAATCATATCCACTAGGTTTTGCTGGTGAGGGAAGGTACGAGAGTTGAGAAAGCGTTGGCGAAATTCTGCGAAGGTAATGTCGTGGACATCTCCAGAGGCAAAGGCTTTGTCTTTGAGGCCAAGGCGTGTTCGGTCTACTTTGTCTGTAAAAATTTTGTCGGTACGTCGGTAGTACTCGTAGGTCTTCATAGACTTACCAGCCGATAGGCAGGCTTGTTCAATGGTCATACCCTCAGCTACACATCCTAAGATGATTCGCTTTGCTATATCTGCTGAGTTCTCAGCCATTGGATTCCATTCTAGATCATTGGGTTATAGGTAGACTACACCCAACTAAAAGTCGTGCTCTGCACGACACGGTAACGCTAAACACCCGAGCAAGCTACAGCGAAGC